AGACAATCATGTTAACTCCACGGTTAACAGACTCTAGGTTTTCGTAAGCTAGTGCGTAACTAATGGGTGCATTAGAACCAATATTACTACCGTTTTGTAAGTAGATCCAGCCCTGAGCAGGGTTATCTTTTTCAATTAGATCTGATACGGTCTCTTTTTTACCGAACCAATCTTTTGGGTTATACCATGACATATTCTTCCTTTACGTGAATTGACTAAAGAAACTAGTATTAGCAACTTTGGTTTCAACGTATCCATCTAGGTATTTATTTCTTTGTAGTTCAATCCAACGCTCTTGTTTACTGGCCGTATGTTGCGGAGGCTTCTTCCCGTATATTCCATGTAGCTTCACGTGGTGCCGGTTACATAGGGTATATACTTGATCGTAAAGCTCGTGCTTGTGCTCTTCAATAAACTCATCGCGGACTGCTAAAATACCATCATCTGTGGAGATATCATAACCTTTTGCTGATGCCCATTCCTCTAGTAGAATAGTAATACTTAATAGGTGATGCAGCTCTAGGTCAACCCCCGCACCGCAGATATGGCAAGCCGCCCGCTTTTCATAAGCAGCCTTAGCTTTGTCCCTAACCCACTTTACAGGGATTCGGTTATTTGTTCCAGTATTTTTTGCCATTATTTTTCAACTAAGTTAGTACCAGCTTAGGATTATAGCTTACCACCACTAAAAAGTCAAGCAAATTTTTGGGTGGTAAAAAGCCCGCTACTAAATAATAATAGCGGGCTTGATTAGATTGTATAAGTATACAGTGCGTATCTGATAGCGTCCGGTATGTGCGAATGCTCGTGTAGTGGCTTTTCCTTAGTAAGCGTTTCACGTGTATCCCACTGGTACTGGTCTAGTGCCCTAAGAGTTTCCACACAGCTAGGATCTATTAGGAGTCTACCTGTTTCGATTAAGGTCTGCACGTAAGCGATGCCGGGTAGTACATCTTTCTTAGCTCTTATAGTAGCAATGTCATGTATGTAGGCCAAGTCCGAGGCAAACTGTGGCGCTGCTGAGTCAATGAATACAGCATCAATCTGCCACCCATCTACTAGCTGTTTTATTGCGTCTGCATGCTCTTGCGTATTGCGTTCAGACTCTAAGTATTCAGCTACAATATGGAACCTGTCAACTCTGGGACTATACACAATTACCACAAATGCTGTTGGATCGCGATAGCCAGGGTCTAGGCCAGCTATCACTTCTTGACCATCATCGCGCTGAAACGGCACCACATAGCTGTCTTCTACTTGGAAGATTTGACCCTCGAACTGCGTAAATGAAGCCATGTACTCTTGTTCAAAGTGTGCCTTTGACATAGTACGACGAGCTTCAGCAACGTCTTCTGGACGCATACGCTTGTTTTCGGTATAGTCAGCTGAGAGTGAACACCATTCGGGATACTGGTCCGAGAATCCACGGTTAAAGAATTCACTAAACCAATTATTTTTACCGCGGGGGGTTGAAATAAAGATAGCTTTTGAACCTGGTCGGTCTAGGGTAGGACGTAAGCTGATTTCCCAGGCTTCACGGCCATCAGCTCCCAATGCAGCCTCATCAAATATAATCAAGTTATAGCTACGACCTACGCTGGAATCAACAGTAGTAACTGAACCCATTCTGACAGTGCTTCCGTTCGACAAATCAATAACCTTATCTTTTAGGTTATCTCGTTCAATTTCAAGATCAAAGCTGTGAATCAGCTTACGCTGTATTTCAAATGAAATTGATGATAAACTAAAGTTAGGCGACATAATAAGCACGTTGCAGCCTGGTACTAACATTACTAGCTGAGCAATAATATTAGCTATGTAAGTTTTACCTAGTCGTCTGGCTAGGGCTGCGCAAATAAAGCGGTACTTAGGGTTATTAACTGCGTTAATAAGCGCAATTTGTGGGTCGTTAGTTTGGTCCCAGGCAGTTGACTTATCGCCTGTACTAGGGTCCGTAGCGGGTAAGAGTTTTAGGTAGGGAACAATTGGCAGCTTGATAAATCTAGTAAGCTGTGGAAAATCAGTAATATCTTTACGGTCTACATCTGGTCTACTGATAGTTAACATAGGCAATGGCACTGAGTGCTACATAGGCTAGAGTAGTTTTTACTACAACAGCTGTGGTAACGATTGGAATTAACCAGACTAGGGTTATGGCCCCCAGTGCTAAAATAGCTAGCATAATGCGCAGCTGGTTTAGGGAAAACTGGGAGATAAAGTTATTAATCATTGTTGATGGTCCCTTGCATTAGTGTTTTCATCAAGTTATCGTACTTAGTTCCACCACCATCATTAATCTGTACGTTTACTTGATTCTTAACATTGGTTTGACGCAGCTTTTCCAGCTCAATTTGACGAGCCATTTCGTCCATGGTCATCTTGTGAGATAGTGCTAGCAGGTCGGCAATATCTTTTGTAGAGCCCATTTCAGACTCTTCCAACTCTTGAAACTTCTTTTGAATAACTGCATCCATGGCTGCCCGCATACGGAAACGGTTATTAAACCCTAGGTTAAAGAATACGTGGTCTACATATGCTTTAACCTCCTTTTTGGCTAAAATCTGACTGACTAGATCTTTCGAAATATCTAGTTCATCTGCTACTTTTGCTAAGTCTTGTAGCTGTAGAAAGCAATTTGCTACTTCTAGCGCTTCTGGGCTAATATCAAGGACTTCGGCCGGGGTGGTTTGAGGTAGGGTCATGGTGGTTGTTATTTTTGTGGGTGTAGGGTAATTATAGCAGCTGAGGGATGTGGTGACAAGTAGAAATTTGGGTGGCCCCAAAAGTTTTCTTGAATTGTTAGAGTTATTGGCCTATAATAATAGAAATGGCACCCAAAGTTATTTCAATAAAATTCCAATTGAGTACGTGTAGGTGGGCCCACTAGATACCTACCCAGGGGTAGTCTAATAACCGCCCCCACCCCCTATTGTAAGTCAAATTTTCTGTCGTGTCAAATAAATATTGTAACAACATGTAAACCTAAAGGCTCTAGCTTGATATGGCTATTGCGTTTATGTTATACTGTGTTCACCACATCAGGAAATCGCAAATGATGAATCGTACCGCTTACCGTGCTGCTCGTGCTCTAGTTCGTGCTAATGGTATGTTTGCTGTGCGTTGGATGCGCATGAGTCATGCCAGCATCATGCTACGTCTGCACAATCAAAAACCCGATCCCTTGGCTGACAAGCTGACGCATACTGACGTTATGCGACTGGCTACCGTGCATGGCTACTGAAATTCTTAACCTCTACGCTGAGGGAGTTAGTGTAGAGGTTCTAATCCGGGTGTATAATATCACCTACCATGAGCTTGAACTAATTATTCTGAATCATTAACAAATAACCCCACATTTTGTGGGGTTATTTGCGCCTAAATTATACTACAGAACCTGTGCATGTGTCAATAAGAAAGTTGTAACAACCTGTAACTAGTAAGGATTTGTTGCAGCTGCGATTTTATGCTATACTGGCGTTATCGTAATGAAGGATTCGATATGAAAATCGGTTTCTTATTTCAGCTAGAAGCACTATGGATAGGTGTTCACTATAGCCCCTATTGCAAAAGATACTGTATTAATTTCTTGCCATTTCTAACTGTGTGGGTTATGATGGTAGGCGGAAAAGAGCCACATAAAACTCGTTAAAGGATAAAATATGATTACCGCTGATATGGTTCGCGCAATTCCTAAAGAGCGCGCTTTTCAGAGCGCACTGCAAGGTAATGAATTGATTCTCGAAGCCTGCACGGTATGCGCAAGAGTTGAGGATTTCAACCATTACAAACTGAAAGGGCTTGTAATGCAAGCAGGCGGTGATATGCAGCGCATGATGACCGTTTTTACTGCACGGGGTTTCACTACAACCCAGCGCGATACTTACGCTTTTATTCTACGCTGGTAAAACCTCACAGTTGACAGGGGGTTATGTCCCTGTTATACTGTATTTGTTGATTAGGGGATTATATGAAAATCTTTGAAATTGTTTTCTTTAATGGGCAGAGCCAAATTGTCTTTGCTGAAAACCGCCGTGAAATTCGCAAGAAATTTATTGGCATTCGTGAAATTAACTGGGTGGAGATTCAGTAATGTGGCCGTTTAAGAAAAAAGAAACTGTGTCCGCTCCAGTACGTTATTATATAACACTGGACGGGTATGATGTATACCGTGTTATTCCTGGCAGTTGGGATCGTACAGATAACATAGGCCCGGAATGGTCTACTGTTTCACTATACTTTGGTAGGAAGACCTTTGTCAATATGACACAAGTACTCGCTGCAATTCAGGAGTTCGAGGAATACCATCGTAAGTCTAAACAAATAACTGTGCGTGAGGTTTTCTAATGGCTACTATTGTTTTGCCTGCTGAAAAGGTTATTGAAGCGTGCGAATCAACAATTGCGTACATAAAAGAAAGACGCTTAAAAGAGAATGAGCAAATGATTGAAGAATGGCTGAAACATAATCAGCCGTGGAGTATTCTTCAATGGTTTGGTGTCGAGCCGCCTACTCGCGAAACTGCGATTAAAAAACTGACTCAAAACGTTTGGTCATTTTATCCGTCATATTCCTCGAAAGAACAAATGAGACATACTAAGCGGTTGCTTAAACTAGCTCAGCATGGAGACCCGGTTACCTTGAATGAGATAGATACTAACAATATCTTTTAATTATTAAACAAATATAGGGTAATCCCTATATTTGCGCCAATTTTATCACATAAAATTGGCGCGCGTCAAGCAGCAAGTTGTAACAACCTGTAGCTGGTAGGGATATTAGCACAGGGTGCATTTTTGGTGTATACTGTCATCTATGAAGAAATTCGCTGAATCACCTCAAGAGCTTGCCCAGCGTGTAAGCGCGCGTGTTTGTAAAGTATGGGAAACCCTATTGACAAACTATCCGGGGCTTCAAAAATCTGTGCCTACTGTACTTTATAGCAATAGGCTGAAAACTACAGCAGGGCAAGCATATTGTGAAGCGTATCCACAATATATTGAATTGTCAACTGAAATGTTGTGGTATAATTTGCCAGAATTTGAGAGAGTAATTATACCCCATGAGTTGGCACACCTAGCGGCATTTTCTGCGTTTGCAGACTGTGGACACGGTGATGGCTGGCGCACAGTAATGCACTCACTTGGCCTACCTGCTGATAGGTGCCACACGCTAACAAACCCCTTGCACACTGCCAGAAAGCGCGCTAGAATACAGGCACGATGAAAAACTTCCCTGGCCTTCTAGCAGTTATCGGTGCGTGGTTATGTGCCACAGGGTTTACCCTGCCCGGTATTGTTTTCTTTTTGATTAGCTCATTTTGGGCTATATTTAAGAAAGGTGATTTTAGTTTCTATACGCTGGCTTTTTTAGCCGCTAATTTGGTGGCCTTTTCTAAACTGGTGTAATATGTTTGCGATAACTATTATTCTGGCTTTTACACCCCTATTTGTGGTGGTATACTTGGAGCGTCAAAAATGCTGAAAATGTTTAACTTCAAATTGGACCGTCGCACGGCATTTAATATCCTCAAAATCCCGGCTATTATCTGTTTGCGTATTCCTG